AATTCGCCGTCCATGGTAAGAGTATTGATTTTCTCGTCCTCGAAAAATACAGCAATATTTTGTTCCTTTAGTAAGCGAACATATTTTAGCGTGTCCAACGTGTTTCGCGCAAAGCGGGAAATTGACTTGGTAATCACCATGTCAATTTCACCGTTCACGCAATCGTTAATCAATCTTTGAAAATCCTCGCGTTTTGTCACCTGCGTTCCCGTGATCGCTTCATCGGCATATATCCCGGCAAAAATCCAATCACTCTTTTTCTTAATCAAAGAAGTGTAGTATTGAACCTGTGATTTATAACTGTTAAGTTGATCTTCGCTATCCGTACTTACACGGCAATATGCGGCCACTCGCTGCCTGTCTATGACCTTGCCCCTTGTTCGGTCAGAAAGACTGTTCTTTGCCTTAATTATTTCAACATTCTGTTCCATCTGCCGCGCCTCCAAAATGTATTCCTATTATTGTGTTTATTATACACTTTAACGTGTTCCAATTCAAGCCGTAAGGTCAGATTTTATATTGTAATCTCGCATCAATCTGTTTTTAATAATAGAGTATTCTTTCTCACTTATTAACCCACATTCTAATAGCTGTCTCAGGAACGCAAGCTGAACGCTATACCGTATCAGCTTGTCAGCTCTCATTATTTCCTCCCGCTTTAGCTATTCAATGCCATGCTTTCGTCAAACAAAAACCCTTGAAACACCATACCGTCCCCGGTAATGAAACGTCCCTGTGCGTCCTTGGGTATCTGTTCGCTTGCCGCTGTGCTGTCAAGGATGATTTGAGAAAGCACCTTGTCAGCCCTGCCACATACCCGAAAATTCATGTTGTTGCGTATCTGTCCGGCAAGAATGGCGGCGTCCGGGCGCTGGGTGGCAAGCATCAGGTGAATGCCAAACGCCCGCCCCTGCCGCGCTATGGTCGCAAGCCGGTTTTCGTAGGCGGCGATCCGTTCCTTGCCCGCCTTGTCCATGCCTGTTTTGTCCAATATCTCCGCTACCTCATCACAGGCGAATACGATGCGGGGAAGCTGCTCGCCGCCACGCTGGTTGTATTCGTCAAGGTTGGCGCAATCAGCGTTGCGGAATACGGCCTTGCGCCGTTCAAGCTCGTTTACAATGCCGTCCAGCGTGTCCAATAACGCGGTTTCCTCGATAATCAGCTTGCAATACCGACTCCACACCGGCGGGAAATCCACGCCGCCCTTGAAATCAGCAATATAGACTGTTGCGCCCTTTTTCGCGCATTGCATCAATAACAGCTTTAACAGTACGCTTTTGCCGGAGCCTGTGGAGCCGCCCAAGAGGATATGCGGTATACGGGCAAGGTTTACCGTTTCTTGCCCCAACAAACTTTCGCCCAATACAAGCTCAAAGCTCCCTTGCCTCAAATCGTTTTTCTGCCAATACAGCGTTTCGGGCAGGGCGTTTTTTGCCTGCACTGTATGCAGTAACACCCGCCGCCTGTTCTCGCCCTCGGTGATTTTCACAATGGCAAGGTTCAGCGCCGTTTCCATATCCAGCCGCTTATCCTCCCATTTGCTCTTGGGAATACCGTTTGCCTCAAACTCCATAACGGTGACGCGGCTGTTCTTTTGCTTTGTCTGCCGTATCAACATGGGCGCTTCTCCCGCGTGATTGACAAGCCCCACGCGCCGGAGGCACCGACTTACCCTGCCGCCGCATAAGGGCGTACCCAGCAGCACGATAAGCAAGAATAGCCCCAGCAGCGCAAGAAAGGGCAGCGCCAGCCCCAGCAGCCCCGCATACAGGTTTTCAAGCCCCGGTATAACGCTGTCCGTCATAGCACCGAGTATTTCTGCTTTAAATGTCCACAGAGCGCACAGCGCCGCAGAATAGCCCAACAGGACAGTCGCCTTGCGTATATCCGTAAACGCGCCTTTCAGCCCCAGACCAAACCGCAGCAGCAAATGACGCTGTTCCGTTTCCCGCCTTATCTCGTCTTTCTGATCGTTCCTATACAAGCATATCCCACCTTTCTATCGCTGTTCCGTCCTTATGAAACTCCATTACCTTGTGTATGCGTCTGAGAAACGCCGCCCATATCTCCCGCCGGTGATACTGCTCGTCCCGATATTGGGCGGTGAGCGGCAAGTTGGAAGTGATATACACCTTGGTATAACAGGCCATGCGGTCTGTGTACCGTGCGGGCAGGGAAAGCGGGTATATGTCGAGATAGTTCAGCATATCGCCAATGGGTATTTGCGAATGAAACTCCTCGAACACCAAAACGTCCTGCCCGTTGTATGCGTCGAAAGATACGCCCTTGCGGTAATTCGTGACGCGGCATATCTCCCTTGGGTCATGGCTTTCGTAAATGCTCCTTGTCTTGCCCGCGCCGGTGTCACCATATAGATAAGCTACTTCCAGCTTGCGGTTTTCCGTGGCGAACCTGTCCGCTAACAGCGTTTGCCGCAGCGTGTCGATGTCCCGCACACGAAAAGCGTACTTGGGTGACTGCTCGATGATTTCCGCCGTACGCTTGCCCTCCCGAAGCTCCCGTATGAGCCGGTACAGTTCCGGGTCGGTTTCCTCTTTTTCGGCTGGAAGCGTTCCCCATTCCATGAAGCTGCCCGCAACCGTGGTTTCGGCTTTATCGGTCTCGGCCCATTTGCCGCTTTTTGTGATATAGTCCCGGTTTTCCTTTGCACTTCCATACGCCTTTTCGATATGCGCCACGGGAAAGCGGGTTTTCAAGGTGGCAAAGCGAATGGGCGATGGGGAATAAAGGAAAACATGTGTGTGAAACGTGCCTGTCGCCGCGATCTCGTCAGCCATGCAGTAATAGGCGGGAGAAAACAAAGCGAGTATGGCGGCAATCGCCGTATGGTCGAGCCCCGCATCAAGCGGATTGTTGATAACAAGCGCCCATTTGCGGGATTGGCTGTTGTTTGCCATGAATGAACCTCCTTGTTTCGCTACTTGCTACACGGTTTGCCATAAGGGTAATACTATTCCTTATGGCAAGGGCGGCGCGGCGCTGCCGCCGGGGGATATTTTTCTTCATGG